CTCAGCCCACGCGACGGCGGCGGAGTTCGTGACGATGGCGTCCTGAGTCTCATCCGTGGCGAAGTTCCGTGCCAGGGTCAACGGCAGGCCCATGACGGTGGCGCGGCCGGTACGGCCGTCGAATGCGCCGCCGACGTTGCTCACCGGGTAGTTCTGCGACTGGAACGCGGACCACGCGCCGAGCTTCTTGTAGATGGCCGAGTTGCAGTAGACGACCTCGGCGGGCTGGCCCGTCGCGGTCTCGACGTCCACGGCCGCGGCCCACACAGCCTCTACGAACTTGGATCCGTCGGTGTCCGCCGAAAAGTCGTAGTCAAGGCCGGCGGTGTCGTTCGCCCAGAGCCCGGTCTGGAACGCGTAGTCCGTCTCGGTGCCGTACGCGCCCATCATGATGCGCATGTGCGCGGTGACGTAGGACGGGTCGGTGCGCTCGATCACCTGGATGGTGAGCCGGTTGCCGGCGGCGTACGTCGCCAGCGATGCCGTCCCCTTCTTGATGTCGACGTCGACGCTGTTGACCTCATCGTTTTCGGCGGCCTGCACGGCGACGATTGCGGACAGGTTCCCGTCGAAGTACGGCCAGTTGATGGTCAGGCCGGCGCCAGCTGCGGACGTGGGCCCGCCCACGGCGTTGATGCACGGGCGGCCACGGTCGAGGACGCCCTTGATGTCGCGCATCCACACCGGCGGCACCAGTCCGGGGGCATCGGCGAGGTTGGACACGTCCAGGGCGCGCTCCTCGGCGCCGGTGAACACGGCCTTCACGTACTCCCCGAAAGAGCGGTACTTGGCGAGCGGGTGCTGCTCCTCGGCGGTGAATGCGCGGGCCTCGATGGCGGCGACCTGCTCGCGGACGGCGGCGATAGCCTCGCGCGCCTCGATGTCGGACACCACCTGAACGGTGTCCTCGGTGGTGTCTGGCATTTCTTCCTCCTGGTTTTCTCGGATCTCGCTCACGCCGGCGTTGGCGTAGGCGGGCATATGGGTCAGACTGACCTCGAACAGGTTCGCCTTGACGTGTTTTACGGCATCCTTGGCCTTGTTCCACGCGGACTTTGTCGGCTCAAAGCCCACGGACAGGCCCTTGCTGGCGGCGTTGCGTGCCAGGACGGCGGCGTCCCGGCCGAGCGCGGTGTTCAGGATGCGGCCGTCGATGTAGAGCCCGTCGGGCTGGTTTTCGGCGGCCGTGATGACGCCGATCGGCTCGCCGTGGCGGTACGCGATCGGCTTGCCGATGACCTGCTCGACGTCGAACGCGTCCGGGCCGAACGACTCGCGGAATCCGCCGATGCGCGTCGATTCCCCGTAGGGGACGGCGCGGCCGTGGAACGTGGCGATGACGTCATCGCCCTGGTCCTCGCGGACGTCGATGATGAGGGTGCCGTCGAGCTGCGCGGTTTTCATGGTCATGGGGTCAGGCTCCTGATCGTCGGGGTGTCAGGTGAGGTGATGCCCAGGGCTGGCAGGTCGAGCAGGGCGCGGGCCTCATCGACGGATATGTAGCCGAGCGGGCCCAGGTCCTTAATCAGCGTGGACAGGTCGGTGACGTTCTGCCGGAGGAACTTTGTCACGTCGAATCGGACGGTGTGGCCGCGGGGCGTGATGTCGTTCGAGCTGAGCCGCTGCCCGATGAGGTCCATGACGGGGGTGAGCGCGAGGTCGAGCAGCTGCCGGTATAGGTCCTGCCGGTTGGCGTAGGTCAGGCTGGATCCGGGGACGCCGGCGCCCGTCCAGATCGGGTCGAGGTTTGCCATGCGGGCGACCTGCGCGGCCGCGGCCTGCCGGGCGTCCGTCAGCTGGAGATCGGCGGCGTTCCAGCCCATCTCCTTGATGTCGATGGTGGAGTTGAGGTACGCCGTGCTGCGGGCGCTGCGCGCCGACTCCCACGCCTCAAGGAGGTCGTCGACGACGGCCGCCGGCAGGTCCGCGCCGGAGTTCTTCAGAGCAAGGTTGGGCATGGGGTACTCGGCGTACCGCAGGCACGCGGCCTCAAGCGCGGCCGCGGTGTTGATGACGGACGCGCCAACGTTCAGCCAGCCACCGAGCCCATCCCCGTCGAATCGGATCACGTCGCGCAATGGGACCGCGGTGCCGTTCCACAGCACTTGCCCGTCGAGCTCGGTGACCTGGTCGGATGGCATGTGGACGATGGCCGCGGGGTAGCCGTCACATGTGCGCTCGACGACCCGCCACCAGGCGCGGTCGTAGTTGAGCAGGTCGGATATGAGCCGCATCATCTCTGCCGCGTACGTCGTGTTCCTCGAGGGCTGGTTGAGGAACGCGCGGGGCACGGTCTCGACGCCGTTGACGTACTCGCGCAATGGGAAGGCGGCGATGGTGTGATAGGTCTTCAGAGCCTTGATGTACGCCGGAACCTGAGCGGCCGTCTTGTAGGTGACCTTGTAGCTGGCGTTGGCTTGGATTGCGGATAGCAGGTCGGAGGCGATGTCGCGGACCATCGGGGCAGCCTCGGGTGGGACATGGGGGACCACCGCGAGGCTGCCCGTCAGGACCCGGAAGGGCGAACCCACGGTGTCAGTAGAACATAACTATTTCCGTGTCATGCGCGTCGCCGCGATCGGATCATGGCGACCGGCTTGGGTGCCCGGCTGGCGTCGGCGAGGGCGAACATGAGCGCCCGGGCGGCGTAGATGCCCTTGCGGCCCATAGGCGCGGATAGCACCCATCCGGCTTGTCGGCGGGAGATAGTCGACGCCGCGAAATGGTCGGCCAGGACCTGCGACCCGTCGTGCCGGAATGCGCGCCGGTCCACCAGGTCGAGCAGATTCTGGGTCGCGGCCGCGGCCTCCCGCTGCCCGACCAGCGCGTCAAACGGCGACCTGAGCCGCTCAACGTAGCCGGGCGTGACCTGCACATGCACCGTGGGGTGCTCGGCTCGGATCGCTGCCAGGCGCACGTCCACGTCGGCGATGGTCCGATGCGTCGTCACCCTACACACGATGAGCCCATCGTCGTCAACCGCGGCCACGGCCACGGCGTGTCCCATTCCGTCGAAGTCCTGCTCGACCGCGACGCACCAGGTCCCCGTGTGGGGCAGCTGCCGGGCGGGGTCGGTGGTGTCAGCCCACGCCTCCGCTGGCATCCAATGATCATCGCGCGCTATCCATTGGTTCAGGTATTCGCGGCGCCACGCCCCGGAGTCGAGGTTATGGAACTGTGATCGCAGGAAGTCCAGGCGCTTGTCGGACCACTCCGGGGACGCCCATTCCCACGACGTCTCCTGGGCCGGGTCGGCGTCGGCGGGCGCGGACCATTCGAGGATCAGCACGCTGCGCGGATCATCGAGCTGTGACACGGCGATGTCCCGGTAGGTGAGCATCAGGTCCGACGTCGAATCGCCGGCCGTGGAGACCAGGTAGAGTTGTGGATTGAGCCGCTCAGCCATTGTCGGCGACAGGGCATCGTCGATGACCCGCCTCGGAATGCGCCACGCCTCATCGACGAACACCATTCCGCAGCTGTACCCGACGCCGGCCGCATCGTTCGCCGCCTGGATCAGCCAGCGATCCCCGGACGGCAGGATGATCCCCGGATTCTGGTTCCCCCACCGCGCTGCCTTCTTTCCGTAGCGCTCAACCGCCCAATGCTGTGCCGGCCGAATGATCTCCTGCGCCGTTGACGTCCGGTTCGCCACGTGCAAAATCGTCTGCTCCTCGCCCAGCAGCTCGCGGTGATGCAACCGCCACATGCACAGGCCCCGCGCCAGCCAGCTCTTGCCGGACTGCCGGGCCACGGTGATGAGAACGGTCCGCCACACCAGTCCGTCGTCGCCGTACTCAAGCGCACGGTCCAACGCGTACGCCTGCCACGGCCGCAGCTGCATCCCGTACACGTCAGCCAGCCACGCCACCGCCTGCGGCCCATAAGTACCCCGCACAGCCACCGGCCGCGCCGTCTCAAGCCGGGGAAGCACGAACCCATCCCGGTGCCTCACAGGTGCCACCACGGCCCGCACAGGGCCATCCTGTCGTTTTTGGGGATAATCAAGGC